AAGTTCTTCAGCTGCTTCATGTATGATTTGATAGGCTCGCTCACGAGTGATTGCTTTATTCTGACCTTGCCTACTCTTGAATAAGAAATGATGAAATGGTTTGCCCTCGACATATCTCCTCATTTCTTTCTTGAGTTCTTTTGTCATCCGTCTTGTTATCTGCTTGCCAGTCTTCCGTTCTCTCAGTTTGATGTGCCAGCCTTGAACATCTTTAACTTTCAAGGTAAGTATATCTCCGACTCGCAAACCAGTATTCAGGCCTGTAATGAATAGCATATAATACATCTCATTCCACTCTCTGAGATAATCTTTCATTGCCTGAATATCGTCATTATCTTTTATTGGTGATACAAATTCCATGCTCTACCTCCTTTCTGCAAAACAAAAAGCCAGCATTTGCTGACTCTTGACGATACTTCTGTTGGACAACTTTTTGACTAGAATTAAGGATGACTCCTCAAGTGTGATGTGTGTTTTTGTTTCAGAAGTTCATGCTATCATAATAGACCTTTTTTTGTGAGACTTCAAGATGTCTTTTGTCTCAATCTTATTTACAACTCACCTTTCAGTATAGCGTACTGTTCTAAGATAATCCTTCTACGTCGATAGATTGTAGCTTTGCTCATGAATTTCTGTTCTGCTATTTCTTCCCATCTCAGTTGAGGATATCTCCAGCGCAGATTAAAGATTTCCTTATCTTCATCAACTAGATTGATTAGGAGTTTGTTAATAATAGCTTTGAACCCTTCGAGAAATTTTAAGGTTGGATCATCCGCTATTCTGATTGCAATAGTTTCGGTAGGTTTGCTTATTCCTACGCTGGGCCCACTTTGAGAATCTGGATTCCGAGTTTCTAGTTCTAGCCTTCTCAAATCTATTGTCCGTTGAATATTTTGAAATTTGAAAAGTTCTCTGTCTAATGTTTTGAGGTCTTCGTCGCTTAATTTCTTCAATTCCTACCCCCTCGATATCTTCGTGACTGCTTCCACTTGATAATCTTACCGTCGTTATTGTTGTTGAAATAATCTGGCAATCTTGCTGTTGGACTTTCTTTATAGACAACTTTCTCAACGACCTGGACTCCAGGCATCATTTCATCATCTATCCACCCAACAAGCCACGCAGGGTTTACATCATAGGTTTTAGCAATCATTTCAATTTGCTTAATAGACGGATATCCACCTCGCTCGTACAAATGAATTGTGTTTTGGGAGACACCTGTATCTCTGGCCATGTCTTTGACAGAGATACATAGGTCCTCTCTAAGTTCTTTCAATCTTAGCTTCATCTTGCTCTCCATCTCCTAGTATTAGCCTTTATGAACTCAGCCTGCTCTTGCATCTGCTTCCATTCGTAATCCATGATAATTTCAAGTTGATTATTACAAAGGGCTTTTAAGAAATCATTTTGAGCTTCTAGTTTCTCAATATCCTTATAGGCCCTTTCATACAGTTCATCTTCCAGAAATCTAATGCGTTCTGCCATTGCTTCCTGAATAATGATGTAAGTTGGTTTCTTGTATTTTGTCATTACAATCTTACCTCATCTCCTATTTTTAGAGATTCATAGCTTGTTTGAGTAACTACGAATATTCCGTAATTTTGCACTGTGATAGTGAACATGTCGCCTATTTTTTCTTTGTGGGTGATTCTGCCTTTGATTTCAGCGCCTTGATTATCTGCCTTGTAGATGAGCATCGGGCGCTTTTCTTCTAGTTTTTTAATGTGGATACTCTGCCAAATATTTAATCCAGCAGATAATAATATCCAGATTGCGATAAATCGTTTCAATTTTCATTCTCCTCTGCAGCATACTGCAACCATACAAGGGTTTCATATAAATTTCCTGCGTGTCTCTTGATTTTTCCTAACTCATAGCTGTTTAGATTATCTGAGTTTGTTATAATATCAATTTTTAAATTATTGATAGCTAGAATAAAATCCTTTGTACCTTTCAATCTGTGACCTCCTTAAAGCGCCTATCTATTTCGGGGCTTATTTCTTTTGAAAATAGGATTCTTCTTTTCTTTTTTCTTCTGCTTCTGATAATCGCTATCTTTGTTAAAGATAATATCTTCATCTTCAATCAGTTCAGGAATGAAGTATCCAAATGGGTATCGTTCAGGTCGTTCCATCACTCCACCTCCTCAAAATAACTATGAAATTTACTTAAATTGACAATAGCGACCTCTTCGACAAAATGTTTTTCGATATCAAAGTCTGGATCATTTTTCCCAAACTCTTTCTTTATAGCTTTTTCAGCAAGTGAAGGCAAAGCGAATATACTTGCCCCATTTCTTAAAGCGAGCGCTTGACCGTGTTTGTTTACTACTCGATAACCTACATCAAACGGTCTGATTTTCGCAGGGATTTTTATGCGTTTGCTTTCAGTTTTTATAGCTTGTTCAAGTGTTTGTACCATCACTCCACCTCCTCGACTTCCACTCCCTCGCAATCAAACACCCATCCGAAGTTGGCTTCTTCTAGTTCTTTGCGGGTGTGATGTGCTCGATATCCATAGAAATTTTCTTGATTATAAAACAACCAGACTCCACCAAAATTATAGTTGAGATAACATTTTTCTTTTTCAATACCTTTCATCTTCACCAAATACCGCTTCTCTTTCTCGACTGTGTAGCCGTCAAGCCAAGCTCTAGCGAAAGTTTCTTCGTTCTTTTTGATCCATAATGTTAATTCAATGCCTTGGTTATTTAATTTCAAAAAACTTGGAGTCATAGCAAGATAAAGAGAACTTGTAAGATGTTCTTTACATACTTCAATCCAATCCGCCACAAACTGCGGTATCACTGGTTTATTCAATTCTTGCCGAATCTTATCAGCATCTTTCAATTGTTCGCCAACCCATGCTCCCTCACTTTTTCCTTGCTCGTAACCACTGCGATATTTCATTAAACCATAGTCGCTTCCTAATTCTTTGAGGATGTCATTGAGCCATCTTGTCTGGGTCGTCGGATCAAACCCTCTGATTCGACGAACGACATCTTTTAACTTGAACGGTAGCGGTTCTGGTTCGTCTAAAGTCCGTAAGTCTTTCAAAACCAAATCAACCGAGGTCATTTTTTTCTTTCTAGCTTTAAATTTTTCGTATCGCTCAATTAGTCCCTGCTTATTCATCTTCCCTTCCCCCATAAATCAAATAAACTGCAATAACTAACTGAGACATGCCTGGTGAATAGCCAATCCAATCATCAAACTCCTTAGATTTTGGCAACCAATCCTTAGTGGCTCCTAAATCATAGTCTTTAGGTTTTTCATCAGCGAAGATACATTCCATCACTCCCATAAACGTCATGCCATCTTCCGCCATTTCCCAGAAATAGTCCGCCCGGTCTTTCACTGCTTGCGGTAAATCTTGTTTGGGAGGCTTGGGTTTCCCGTCTTCTACCGACCAGCCGTATACTCCATTAACTTTTTTCTTTAATTCTTCCATCATCTTCCAACTCCTTTTTCCTTTATGCTGCTTTTGGTACTAATTTCGTTTGTTTCATCCATTCCTTGGCTATGTCCCATACTTCAGCTGGTACATCTTGGTTATACTTGCCACGAAATTGGGCTATCTTCCCCTGCCTTACTTCGAGTGTGTAAAGAGGTTTTTTAGGTTGATTTGACAGGCGGACAAACACTATTAAGGTATTACCTTTAAAATGCTTGTCTGTGTATGAGCTTACGCAATGATGTAGTTTCTTGCCCTCATAGATCAGCTCAGCCACTTTTCTAGGAACATGGAATGCGTATCCATTGATTGTCTTATCCATTCCTTCTCTAAGTTTAAACTCAGCTTCAAGTTGCTTGCGTTTCTTCTTATCTTCCAGTTTTTGTTTTTCTTCGACGAATTGATTGTATAATCCGACTGTGTGATTATGCATGGCCGTGAAATCCTTTGGCACAAGCATAGCATCACCTTCAGGCTCAATGCCCATTTCTCGTAGCATCTTGAGATAGTCAAGGTATTCATTGAAGTCAATATGATTCTTGATAACCCATTTCTGAAACTTATTGATCCCGATACCTTTTGGTATATGCTTGATATCGTGGTAAGTCAGATAAGACTCAATGCCAGGAACCAGTTGGCCGTTCCGTTCTTTTAATCGACGGCTCAACTCAAATTCATTAAAACTACGATTTGAATTCTTGAAAAATTGTTTATTCTTCTGAAGCCATCTGCGATTCAAGGTTCGCATATCTACGTTTTTGGTGAATCCAGTGTAACCTGGATTCATGATTTCATTGGCCAATTTATAAGCATGAATTTTCTGAGCAAATTCAATTTCAAACTTATATTTGTAAAGCCGTTCAATTTCCCAGTAGCAAATATTCCCGAACTTCAAATATTTGAGTTCAGATACCTTTTTAAGTTTTTCAACCCAGTTGTTTGGATAGAATTTATTACCTGTATAATATCCTCCGCTAAAGAAATTAGCGAAAAGATACGGATAAAATTGTCCGTTGTAATCTTGGCCAATCTTCACATGTTTGTCATTTTCGAATCGCTCCAAATTTGTAAATTGCCAATCGATAAACTGTTTTCCTTCAACCAACTTCGACCTAAATTCATAAGATTGGATCTCAATGCGCTTCGAGGTACTGAGAATGATAGAGAAAAAGTAAGTCTTGTCATAAAAAGTGAGCCGTGACGACTTTGTCAGTCGCTTTTCAATACAATGACCAAGGTTCAAATCTGAAGCAATTATTGTCTTGTCCTTATTGGTCCATTTGTACGTTGTGATTTGCGAATAGCACCAGCTCCAGAAGTTTGCAGGTGGTTTCAATCGTCTATCGGCTTCTCGCTTGCATTGTTCATGTTTCATTCATCCAAGAAATCGAAAATGCTCATTTGCTTTTCGACTACTCCTTTCTCTTTCTTAATTTTAGGTTTCATGATGATATCATCGTCTGGACCAGCGCCTTTCCTAATTTTGGCGACATCAACCTTTTCTTCAGGAGAAGCCTGAGATTTGTCTTCCTTTTTCTTCTTGACAGGCTCAACAGGCACCTGCTGGATATTAGATACTTGTGAATTTGAGATAAAGTACTCTCTAACCCATCTGAAGACAGTAGCATCATCGATACAAGCGACTCCGTTTTCAGCAAATTTACGGGCTTTTTCTTTAGCATGGCTTAAAGCACACTTCAGAGAGTATCGCTCTTTTAAGATTCCTTTAAATAATTCCTCATCCTCCTGATCACATATCCAGTTATGAACACGGTCAAGTGATTTATCATGTGGTTGATTTAATTCCTCTAGCAACTTCGCCAGAGCTTTTTCTTTGATTTCATTCATATCATTTTCCAAAAAATACGACTGCCTCTGTGTGTGAGTTTGGCTAAATACGGGCAGTCGCTCGTCCAGGTCACACGACCGATTGACGCATATTCTAGCTCGCTTTTAACGTGGTTCTCGGCACGTTGATTTTGTCGCTAGAAAGCCCATTGATGGTCTTTCATCCGTTCGATAAGTTCATCCACATTGTTAAAACTCCCAAGGAAAAACTTGCAGTGCCCATTGTAGACGAAATAGAGATTTAATAACAAGGTGTCTCACCTCTCTAAAAATAATCTTTCCTTTTATTTTTCAAGTCATTAAATACCATCAGATGATCATTATCTACACCCTTCATCAATCGGCTCATAAACGGCCGACCGTATCGTTTCTGAATTTCTTGTGCAGTCAGATTAGTCGTGATAACAGTATTGGCTCTTTTATTGAGAATGTTGTAAAGAATACTGAAGGACCACTCACTGTCCTTCTCCATGCCAAGATCATCCAAGACCAAAAACTTTGCACTAGCGATTTTATTGACCAGGAACTCTTCCTGACTAAAGTCCGCCTTGATTTTCATCAGTAAGTCAGTGACATTGATAAAAATAGCAATTTCTTTTGTAGTTTCTGATAAGGCTTTCATAATGCCAAAAGCAAGATGGCTTTTACCCGTTCCAGCTTCGCCTTGAAAAACAACATTGTTTCTCGCTCCACCTGCCCACTCTCTACAAATTTTTTTGGCAAACTTCAACTTTTCAGCTTCTTTTTCAGTCGGTGTGTCAAAGTTGTCAAGAGTAGCATTTTTCAGTACATCATCATAGAGAGAGAATCTCTCAAGATAGAACTTCCGCTCTCGTTCATGCTCGGCATCAGCCAACTCATTGACCTTTATTTGATTCTCTGCATGGATCCGTTCCGATTCACATAAGCGACAAAGGACATCATTTGTCCGGAGGATTTTGATCAAGGGAATCCCATGCTTTTCGCAAATTTCAGCCTGCTGTTCAGTATTTCTATGGTAAGATAAGGCCATCTCCTCGAATGCATCAGTTACCATGATACCTTACCTCCGCAAGCCTGCCAGCTGGCCATATCTGATAAGCAAGCAGTGACAGTAGAAAGAGGTTGTTTTGTAAGCAAAGATTTCTTTTCATCGCTTATCGGATAAAATTCATCTTCAAATTGCTTGATAACTTCTAAAATCCCCATTCGTCCTTAGCCCCCTGTTCTGATTTTTTCTCCTTGTATTGTTTTTCTGATTGTCGAACTTGTTCAACTGTCGTAACCTGGTTCATCTGCCAATTTCTTAAAATGCCACCAATATATTTGATGTTTGGTTTACCTAAATTAATACCTGTCTTCAATGCTTCTTTAACTAGCTCAGCATCATTTTCCTTTAGCAGATGATTGATTTCCTCAATCTCAAAACCTGATAGTAATCTACGAAACTCAGATTGGAATAATTCAAGGATGTTTTCGCTACTACTAGTAGTAGTTATATTCTTATCTTCATCTAATCTAGTCTTAATCTTAGTCTTATCTCCTTCTGCTTCTTCTTCTAGTGCGTTACCGTCCGTTACTGTAACGTTACATGTAACGTTACCTAGTGCAAGACTTTTCTGCTTTTCACGGTGTCTTGCTACACGATTCCGTGTTTGTTCCTTGATTCTTTCCATGCCATCAATATTTTGGTGTTTTTCCCAATTTGGCAAAGTAATGACGCCATCGATTATCTCAATCATTCCGAACTGCTCAAATACCCCTAGAGCCATTCTTACACTATTCAGAGGCCTTTGAAAGATTGTTGCAAGCATCTCATCAGTGTAATGAACTTTATCTGACATCATCAAAAGTCCGTTGCGATTATGTTTGCCAGCAAGAGCTAAGATTTTAAACCAAATAACTAAAATTGCATCATGATCTGGTAGTGCATCAATAAGACGTATCTTTTCATCATCAAAAATATCAGTCGTAATCTTAATCCATTTGATTTCAGACATTACTCCCCTCCGTTTTAATCCACAAATGTTTCTTTTCTTGTCACGGGATCAATATCCACACGTCGCCCTGTTTTAAAGTCGATAAACCCTTTTTCAACTTGTGGCGCTTGAAATTGAATCTTCTTTTTCTGTCTCATAGCCATTTTTAGCTTGATATTCATCATCAGCGATTCAATCAAGACTACTGATACTACTGTGCCTACTGCGATAATTTGTAAGTTGTTCATGTTTTTTATCCTCTTTTTGTGCTATAATATAGTCAAATAATTTTGCTAAGACCTTGTCCAGAAGCCTTTTAGTAAAGTTATTATATTTGATTAGAGAGCCATTCTTTGATGGCTCTTTTTGACCATTTCTTACCAGGTAATTCCTTTGGAAATCCCTTTAAGTAACGATAATTATCTGAAAATGTGTCATACTTAATTCCTAGAAATTCACAGGTAGTGCTCACATCCATCAACTCTGGATAATGGTCGCTATCTTTTTCTATTTCAACCAGCCTTGTGATTGTGTCCTTGATAATGGATTTAATCCATTCAGATAGTGAAAGTAGAACATTGTCCATCTTCTTCCCCTTCCTACCCTTCGTCAAATGAGTTCAATTTCATGATTTTCATCTTAGTATTTGTGCTTGGCTCCCACGTCATCCAGTAAGCAAGAGCTGCTTCCGCAAATTTTTTCGGTAGCAAGTCATAGCGACTAATGTTGAAGTGGTCCTTGAAATCAACCTCAGCTTGTCTAAAGACTGACTGAGCAAAAATCTTATCCGCATAAGCTGGACTATCAATACCACCGAGGCAAGCCACTACACGAGCCTTGCGCTTCTTCAGTAGCGATTGAGCATAGCTTGGATGAATCGGTTGTTCACTCTTGAGATAGTCAATATCTTCAAGCATGGTAGCTTGTTGCTCACGCAATTTCTTCTGTCCAGTAAATAAAGCAATAAAGGCATCCTCGTCCAAATCCTCTCGGATAAATCCACCCTGCTTGCGAATAGCTGGCAAAACCTCTGATGTAACCCAGCGCTTGAACTCCTTGGCTTGAGGTAATTTGCTGGATAAGATAAGAGAGTAGAGACCAGATTCGTTGATGATGATAGTTTCTTGGACCCTTCCTAAATTATCTGCGAGGCCCTGTTTTAGGGCGTCATCTTCATCAACATGAAGAGCAATCGCATTTCTAGCCTTGCTATATCCTAGAATGTCTGCAACATCCTTCCCAACGAACCAAGGCTCGTCATCAATTGTCAAAGTACGGACTTCCTGCCCGTGAAAATTAAAAATTTCGTTCATATACTACTCTCCTAACTCAACCCAAGTTTCGTCAATTCTTAAAACGTCGCAAACTCGGTTCTTTAATTTGTCGCTACCTTTACCGTATTTCAATAATTCTGAAATGGTAGATTTCTTCACCCCACATGCTCGTGCGAGATGTGTTTGTGTCATTCCTTCTGAATTCAGTTTATCCTTAACTAACCGAATCCATTTTTTATGTTGTTGGCTCATCCCTGACCTCCTTTTAAAAAATTATCTAAAAAGTTAGCGAACTTCTTGACAACTCTAGTCAAATGTTTTAAAATAAAAACATAGAGAAAAGACCTACTAAAAGTAAGTTTTACCTACAGTAAACGGACGCCAATCAGTTTTGTAAGGCTTTATTTTTTAGTTGTCTAGTTCGCTAACTCTTTAGCTTACGAATATTATTTTAAAACATTTGACTAAATAAGTCAACTATTTTCTACAAATATTTTAAAATTATTTTTCGTTTGCTTAGAAAGGTTGAAAAATTAATGTTTGTAGCATTCGATAAAATAAAAGAATTAGCTGATAAACAGGGGATTTCTATAAATATTTTAGAAGAAAAACTTGGTTATGGAACTAATACTTTATATCGATTAAAAAGAAGTAATCCTAGTTCAAAAGTTTTAAAAGAAATAGCTGATTATTTTAATGTAAGTGCTGACTACCTACTCGGACGTACAGATAATCCTGCTATCGCTGGTGATTCAAAAGAGTATATATGGCAAGGGAAGACCCTAAACGTTGAAGAAATGGCATCGAATGTCATGATGTTTGGTGGTCGAGAATTAACAGATGAAAAGAAAAAAATCATCCAGTCTATCATTGAAGGTTATCTCAAAGAAGCTGGTGATTAGAGGTACTGCTTAGTGACTGAAAAAGAAATTATAAGTCATTTTCAGATTCGTATTATCGATTTTGATGGAGATTTGATGCCTGATGAACTTGGATTTTACGAAAAAGAAACCAACACAGCTTTCCTGTCTAACAAACTCAACAAAAAAGAGAGAGTTAAGGTACTATTGCATGAACTCGGACACAAAGACCACACACGCTCAGAGTACCAGAACGCTCGCCTGCGATGTGAAAACGAAGCTGATAGGAATATGATCCATCATCTCGTAAAAGACGCACTAGAAAGCTTAGATGACCCCACAGAATTTGATTACCTCAAATTCATGTCCTACTACAATCTAAAAACCATGACAAATGAAATCATGGTCAAGGAAGAGTACTTGGCATTAGTAAATTAAAAAAGGAGAATATCCATGAAAAAACTACTAACTACAACAACTATCTTACTTTCTGCTACTGTTTTAGTAGCATGTTCTAATAATCAGTCAACTTCAAAAGATAATACTGAGCAACCTAAAACGGAGCAAAAAAACACTACTTCAACAGATACAAAAGCCAAAGTAGATAACAGCAAATATGATGAGTTAATCTCTGAAATCAAATCAAAATTAGATCCTGAATCAACTGGAGCAATAAACGTAAAAATTCAAAATAATGTAATCGATTCAGAATCATCTGAACCACATGATACTATCATGATTTTGATAACTGGAACGGCTAAAGATAAGGCAAAAGAAGCTCTAGGTGCAGTCCAATCAAATTCCGCTACTACTGACCAGAAAAATGCAATCACTTTGCTTCGTATGTCTATTTCTGAATTTGCTAAAAAGCTACCCGACGAGAATGCTACTCTTTCCCTCGGTTACGAAAAATCTGCTGACCAATACGACCTAATCGCTAAATCTTCAAAACAGAAAGATATTATTCCTGTTGGCGAAATCATCGTAGAATAAAAAGCCCCACAATCGCCCTCGCCAAAGTTTGATTGTGAGGATTCAACTTTCCATCTAACAAGCAATGGAAAAGATGATAAGAAAGGAGTTACTTAGGGATTAGATGAACAAACTAGAAAAAAATAATCTTGATAAATTGACAGTTTCGACAGATAAAATGAAACAACTGACTGTTGAGAATCCAAATCACTTCAAAACCTCTAGACTCGGTCAAAGTATGACCAACTATAGCAATCAATTAGAGCGTGAAATACAAGGAAAGCGTCGTAGAAATAGAGTGTTCCCTTACGGCACACTTGTCTATGTTGATTTTGGCATAAACTTTGGATCAGAATTCTCTGCGCCACATTATGCGATTACGCTTACCAAAGAAGACAAAAAGAATAGAAATACTATCACGGTTATTCCTCTAACATCTAAGCCTGGATATGATAATTTACCACTAGAGTTTAACCTAGCTGAAGGACTTGGGTTACTAACTACACAACTCATCAAAGCGGCTGAAGATAAGGTTGAAAATGAACTGGTATCACATTTTGGAGAATATGATGATTTTGATGAACTTATCTCAAAATTGGAGAAAGAAGGTCGATTAGACGAGAAAGAACGTGCAATAAACCTTGTTCAAAAACTTACAGATAACGTTTCATTGGCTGGTCAACGTCTTGAAAAATATGTATCTGACCTAGATAAAACTACCTATGCGAAATTAGATTCAATTACAACTATTGACAAAGTGAAGATTTTTAAGAAAATCAATTCTTTAGACGGAATTGGTGTTGCACAAATACTTGAACCACAGATGAAAATTTTAAGCGATGAAATTAAAGCGCGCTATCTTATTTGACAAAATGAAATATATTTGATAATATATAGCTACTAACCTAGGAGAAATCTTAGTGCAAATAATCTGGTTGGCACAAGCTGCCACGCAGAAACGGTAACTATAAATTTAGTTACCGTTTTTTGTTGAATTAAAAACAAAAAAGCCCCACAATCTCCCTCGCCAAAGTTTGATTGTGAAGCTTATCCTTATAAAAAATCAGCCATTAAAAAGGCCTCTTTTCTATATCCTATTTTACACCATGAAAGGGGTGATGTCAATATTCTCAATGTTTAGACCTTGTCCAGAAGCCGATAAACAAGGAGAATACAATGAAATATAATAAAACAAAATACCCAAATATCTATTACTATGAGACTGCTAAAGGAAAGCGTTATTATGTCAGACGTTCTTTTTTCTTCCGAGGTAAAAAAAGAGAAAAAAGTAAAAGTGGTTTCACAACTCTCCCTCAAGCTCGTGCAGCCTTGGTAGAGCTTGAGCAACAAATCCAAGATCAGGAATTAGGTATCAATACGAATCTAACTCTTGATCAGTATTGGGATATTTATTCTGAAAAGAGATTATCTACAGGGCGCTGGAATGACACTTCCTACTACCTCAATGATAATCTCTATAAGAATCATATCAAATCCAAATTTGGTTCTGTCCAGCTTAAAAATTTGGATAGAAATGAGTATGAACTATTTATCGCCGAAAAGTTGCAGAACCATACCAGATACACTGTTCAAACCCTCAATTCCAGCTTCATGGCATTGCTGAATGATGCCGTCAAAAATGGAAATCTGCTCTCAAATCGCTTGAAAGGTGTCTTTATTGGCCAGAGTGATATCCCTGCTGCTAACAAGAAAGTGACTCTCAAAGAGTTTAAGACTTGGATAGCAAAGGCAGAAGAAATCATGTCAAAACAATTCTACGCTCTGACCTATCTTACCATTTTTGGATTGAGAAGAGGAGAAGTCTTTGGGTTGCGTCCAATGGACATCACTCAGAACGACAGTGGACGGGCTATACTGCATCTTAGAGACAGTCGAAGCAACCAGACCTTAAAAGGAAAAGGAGGGCTTAAAACGAAGGATTCAGAGCGATACGTCTGCCTTGATGATATCGGAACAGACCTTATCTATTATCTGATAGCTGAAGCTTCTAAGATTAAGCGAAGGTTAGGGATTATCAAGGAACAGCACAAGGATTATATCACTATCAACGAGAAAGGTGGTCTTATCAATCCAAACCAGTTAAATAGAAACTTCAATCTAGTGAATGAAGCAACAGGATTGCATGTAACACCTCACATGATGCGTCACTTCTTCACAACTCAAAGCATTATTGCAGGAGTTCCACTTGAACAATTAAGCCAAGCGCTGGGCCATACAAAGATTTATATGACAGATCGTTATAACCAAGTTGAGGATGAACTCGCTGAAGCGACAACAGATTTATTTCTTAGTCATATTCGCTAAAAAAGTCCCCTCCAATTCCCCGACCAAAATCCGAAAAATACCTGAAAATATCGGAAAATGATTTTTAGAATAGTCCCCAAAAGCCTGAAATAGAGCCAAAAAACTCCACCTGATTGGGTGGAGTTAAGGGAGATTATTATGAAAAAGAAAAGTTTAGG